CCTTTGCATCCCTACGATGCACCTTGACCTGCTCGGCATTTGATCCAATGCCCATCCACGAGTTTCCATTTACATAGATGTTTTCTGCTGCTACCGAGTTATAGGTAAACCAGCCCACGCCCGTGACCGTGTCCGTACCATCATCATTACCGGAATTATCCCGGATGATGGTCATGTTGTCGGTCCCGCGCAGAAGCTCTTTGATCGAATAATAATCAACCACTTCGCACCTCCAGTTCTGCTACCGTATCAAAAGCAGTAAGCCCCAGCGGATAGACTGCCATGCCGCCGCGGTCAATCGTCTGCTCCTGACCCGTGATCGTTACTTCATATGCTTTCTTCAGCGAAACCCCTGCATCCGAAAGGAATGTGTAATCCGTTCCGGAAAGAACCTCCGCTCTTGTCATTTCCCCGTTGATAAACGGCTTTGTGACAAACGGGTGGATCACAAGGCTGGTCAGTTTCTCAAAGTCCGTCGTTGAAATCGTAAGGCTGTCCATCCTGCCGCGATCCAGGTCTTTCTCAACGCCGCCGGAAATCTCATAGGCTTTCCGCAGTTCAAACTGCGTATCGTCTGCCACATAAACCGTGCTGTAGGACATCTTCCGCTTATCACTCGTATCGATCACATCGTGAACGACCGGCGTAAAAACTCGAAGGTTATCGGAAATCAGGTGAAGTGACATACCGGTCATCAATATCTTTCCAATCTGATCCGAAGCGCCGGTCTCGGTCGGTGCATCAACAGAAGCGACCACCTCACCATTCAGCGTCCAGTGCTGCATCCCGGAGAAAAGAATCAGCGGCATATCATCACTGGCATCAATGCGGCCGTTCCATCTGTCCTGAGCACCCAGTCCCTGACCGGTGATTGATGCGATAATGCACTGCGCATCGATCGTTGCCACTCCCGGTGCAATCGAGATCCAGACCTCAAAGGTATGCAGGGTCTTTTCCTGCATATCGAGAAGCGGATAGAACAGGTTTAAAATATGCTGCCCGCTGTGCCAGGTCTCCTTTGGATGGAACTCTTCAACTTCATGCCCATCCACCACGTAATAAACAGTCACAACCGACTGCCCGTCTTCGGTCCAGTTCACCGGAACCGTCACGGTAGTAGCCAGTTCTTTATTCTTTGCTGTTCCGGATCCATCCGTCGTCTCTTCCGGCAGGATCGTAGTTCCGGTCCCCTTTGCTGAAACAGACCGCGGATCTTCCGGAGCCTCGACTTTCAGAAGGATCGCTGCTTTGAATTCGCAGTCGGTCTCCTCCTGGGTTGCGTATTCTATATTGACGATCTGGATCTTCTCCTCACCAAGGGTGTATCCCATCGCATTGACATAGGAGTAGGTCGCCATCTTCGTGGTCTCGACAGAATTGATCAGTCCTGTCAGGTTCTTTTCATTCTTGCTCTTCGCTTCAGCAAGACGCGGATTCTTCCCTACGCATTTGAGGGTGCACTTACCGTTGATCTTCACATTGATGCTGGTAATGGCTGCGATCTTCGTCTCATCTGCCTGCCCGCCGGAGAAGGTCAGAACATCGCCCGGATCGAGCGCCGGATCTCCGATCGTGTCCGAATCAAACGGAACATACTCGATCACCGCAATTGTATTCAGCAGGTTATTTAAGATCCTCTTTCTGGTCTCATCCAGGCCGAACTGCAGGAGCGGATTCACTTCCAGATTCATGGTGAGCCCATCATCCGGATCCAGCGCATAATACTCTGCGGTATTTGTCCTTCTGTTCGTGGAATTGATCGCCGTGTATCTCGTAACAAAATCCGAGAAGCTTGAAGAATATCGGTGCGTATTGTTTACCGTGCAGACCGGCGCATTTCCGTACTGGATAAGCTGAAGCTTTCCTTCCCGGTTAACCTCGGCAAAGCAGCCAAGCGCCTGTGACAGGTAATGCAGAAAATCACGCCAGGTCTCGATATCATTGTCCGGATAGACGCCAAGAAGCTCCGTGCCGTTTGGCAGTGCCTCAATCTCCGCCTGACTCTGCGCCAGATCCACCTTACAGTCAGTGGACATCATGGATAGAAAATCATACGGATACCCGCTGGACTGCGCCTTGTTATATGGCTTTTCAAAATTCAGCATCCCGTCATAGGCTTTTAGCTCCAGCGTCTTGATCTTCCGGTTAGCCTCAGCCACGTAAAAGATGCCCATCGGGACTGTTTCAATAGTTCCGTCCGGCAGAGTCATATGAAAATCCAAGGTAACCTCGGCATTCTCAAGTGAATACCTGTCCGCATCAAGAAAAAGGGATATCCCCATCTCAGATGCGAACACGGATCCCAGCTCAATCTCAGAGCTTCCGGAGCACTGCCTCAGCACATATCCGGAGCCTTTTACAATGTCTTTATTCTCAAAGGGATACGCTGTCCCATCGACGGTTGTGATCTTTCCGGACCAGGTAAAGGAGCGGGTATTTTCCTGTATTGCCTTCTTATAGGCGTCTGATACGCTGTACATATGCTCCACCCCTTTCCATTAATATTCCTTCAGTGAAAAGCTGACCTTCCACAAACCCTTTCTGCTCGTATCGTGCTCCAGGCTTGTCTTGAAACCGTCAATATACATCTCTCTGTTCTCACGGATCATCGTCTCCGTATTGAAAAAATCCACGGAGAGTTTTGGCTGCTTCCGCATGGTCGACAGCTTCTTAAGCCAGACCGGCGATACCTGAAAAGATACCGAGATCGTTGCCACGCCGGATCTCACAACATCCCTCTGCGTGGTTCCCGCCTCCGTCTCTCCTGAGCTGTCCGCCGTCACATCGGAAAGCGAAAGATCATAGGAGATCGGAAGCGGGAGTTCTGTTCCGTCAATTCGTAAATAGTGTATGAATGCCATCATCTGCCTCCTGACCGGAGTGCCACCCGCTGCTGGGCTGTGACGATCGTCTCGTCGAGCAGCGTGCCTCCAAGATAAACAGGGATGGTAATATCTCCTCCGCCGGCTCCTGTAAGCACGTCGGCAATCGCGGATGTCTGTGATGCGACCGCTTCCTGGATCATCGCCCGGAGCGAGTCAACACCGACCACGGCCTCTGCGCCGGCTTCCCCGCCGCCAAGAAGGCTCCCGTTCTTATAGCCAAAGATCGTCGGGCTGTTTAAGATCATGCCGTTATCCATGGCCTTCTTGTACCAGCTCACATTGACGCTCGGCACAGAACCTGACTTGGCATCAAACGATCCCGACATACTGAAATGCGGAACCGCCACATGCTGATTAAAGGAAAACCGCGTGTTTGAAAACTGGCTCTGCAAAGACCGGATGGCAGAGGTTACCGACTGCACGACCCGGCTCATGACCTGAGCTATCTGATTCGGGAGAGAATTCACCCCGTTTTTCACACCATTTGTGATGGCAGCCCCCACGCCCTGAGCCGCAATCTGTGCCCTGCTTCTCGCAGTGGTCACGGCATTTACACCGTTCGTCATAGAGGTATTGATATTCGGCACGAACTGCGAAAGGCCGCTTTTTACACCAGTCGTCACCGACTGTCCGATATTCTGTCCTGCCGTCTGCGCGTTCCCGGATTTCCCGGTGATTGCGGAGATGAAGTTGTCCACTGCCGTCGAGGCGATACTGGATAGCCCGTCTAAGGCACCCTTCACGACACTCACTGATGTCTGCATGGACGTTAGTGCTGCCGCCGCTGTTGTTGCTTCCGTCGCAATAGAAGACACCGAAAGCAGAACCCCGTCGACCGCAGCCTTCAGAAGAAGCATCGCCGCTGCATTAGCGGCAACCGCTACGGTATTGGCTAGGATCGCCACGGTAAATGCCAGAACACCGACCGTGCCTGCAAGGACCGCCACCGTATTTGCTAAAATTGCAACCGTGCTGGCAAGAATCGCCACGGTATTCGCGAGCACCGCGACCGTATTTGCAAGGACCGCGACGGTATCTGCTAGAGTCGCTGCCGTCATAGAAAGCATCGCCGCCGTCGCTGCGAGCCCTGCTGTAGAGACTGCCGTAAGAGCAACTCCCAGCGCCAGACCTGCCACAGTATTTGCAAGAACCGCAACCGTGTCAGCAAGGACTGCGACCGTCATCACCGCAAGAGCTGCTGTCGCAAGAAGCGTTGCTGCAGAAAGAACCGCCATTCCGGCACCGGCAGCAAGAACAGCTACCGTGTTAGCAAGAAGCGCGACCGTATCCGCAAGAACCGCAACCGTCATTGCAGCTACTGAAATCGCTGCCGCGGCTGTCGAAGCCGTGAATAAGATCAGCTGCGGATTGATTGTCAAAAGTAAGGTGTTGATCGATGTAAGCGGGATCACCGTTGCCGTCAATGCGATATTCAAAAGCGCTACGGCACCCGCCACTGCAGTAAGACTTATCGCTAAAAGCAGCATGGCCGCATCAAGAACACCGGTCGATAATGCAAGGGCTCCAAACGCAAGTGTCGCGGCAGCTGCTTCCAGCGCCACAGTCCCAAGCGGAATCAGTAATGCGATCAGAGCAACCGTTAATGCCACGGCTGAAGCCGTCATGGCAAGCATCCCGGCAGAAATCTGAAGGAGTGCCAAAGCCGCCGTGCCGCCATACTCAGCGATCAGTGGAAGCTGCTGCACAAACTGCGTGAGTGCCAGGATGATCAGCGAAATTCCCGCGGAAACCATAAGCACCGCAGCACCAAGAGCAAGAAGCCCTACCGCCGATACCGTTGCCGCAGATCCGATCGCCGCCATCGCCGCGGCCATACCTACACCAACACCGGCTAGAAGTACGAATGCCGCCGCAGCT